CGGATATAAAACTTATCCCTTTGAGAAAAAGTACCTTCAACGGATATAAAAGTAATTTAAAAATACTTGAGGCGGCGGGCAAAGGTATTCCTGTAATTGTATCGAAAACAAACCCGTATTTAGGCTTCCCTGAAGATATAGTTTATTATGAGAACTGGGATAAGAATATTCGAGCACTCGTTGAAGATGCGGATCTTAGAAAAGAAAAAGGTCGCGCATTGTTTGAATATTGCTCTAAAAAATTTAACTTTGATGAAATCAATAATAAACGAAGAGAACTATTTTTGAGTTTGTTGACATAGATTGTAAGTTTAAAGTTTAGTGTTTACTCCCCTGTATTTTGATACGGGGGTTTTTATTTAAGTTGTTTATTATCAATGCTTTACAATATCAAAATATCCATAAATCTATATTCGTGTATTTAGCTTTATGAATCCCGTAGAATTACTCCAAAAAGTTAAGGCTCTGGTGTTTGAAGATCAAATGCCCGCCGATCAGTCTTTGGGTATGTATCCAAAAGACGAAGAAAAAAAGAAAGAATTTGGCGGTTACACTCTGAAGGATGGTACTGAGGTTTACATTGACAAGCTCGAAGTTGGTGGTGTTGTTACCATTGAGCAAGAGACAATGTCACCCGCTCCTGCAGGTGAGCACGAACTTGCTGATGGAACTGTAATCGTTGTTGGCGAGGGTGGTGTGATCTCTGAGATCAAACCCGCTCCAGCTCCTGAGATGGAACCAGAAGCCGCTCCGGTTGAAGCAGCCGTTTTACCCGCTCAAAACTTTGATGAAAAGTTTGCAGCTTACGATGCTAAATTCTCAGCTCTTGAGGAAGAGAACACAAACCTGAAAGCAGCGTTTGCAAAAGCTGATGAAGCGATTAAAGGTCTGTTTGAATTGGTTGAAAAGCTCGTAAAAGAGCCAACAACTGAGCCGAGCGAACCTGTAAAAAATGGCTTCAAATTCGGGAAACAAATCGATAATAAAGAAGAAAAATTACAATCACTTATTAACCTTTTTAAATAGTAAACAAAAATGGCATACAATGTAACGGGCTTAGCCGCATATACTAAGCAAAACGTAGATCTGCTGGTTAAGAACTCAGTTTTCGAAGCCAGAACACAAAAGGAAATCCTTGCATTAGGTAATGTTCGCGTAGGTGTTAAATCAAGCGAAGCAATCGGAAGAATGGATACTGATGTATTTTTTCAAGACGATAGCTCTTGCGGTTTTAATGCAAGCGGGACCACAACTTTTACGCAGCGCACACTTACCGTTGGTAAAGTGAAGGTGAACGAGATCCTTTGTGACAAAGACCTAGAGCCTTATTACACTCAGCAGGCTTTAAAGGCTGGTGGTGAATATAACTCTTTGACTTTCGCTGCTGATTACTCTGATCAAAAAGCTAAGAAAATAGCTGAAGCTCTTGAAGTAGCTTTGTGGACTGCTAACGCAACAGGTTCTGCAGGCACTAACGGCTTAGGTAATAAGTTCGATGGTATCAAAACTTTGATTACTGCTGCTGGCGGATCAGTTGTAAATGCAAATACTACCGGTTTTTATGGTACACCTGCAACAACTATCAACACTCCGACAATTGCTAAAAACGCTGTTTTAGCTCTGATCAAATCTTTACCTGCTAAAATTCAAGGTAAATCAGATGTTCGTATCTTCTGCGGATGGGGAACTTTCTCTTATTTGATTCAAGCTTATGTAGATCAAAACTTGTTCCACTATGCTCCTGATGCTAAATGGGATGATGATAACGCAGTGTTTACCGTACCGGGCACAAACTACAAAGTGATCCCTGTACACGGTTTGGATGCTGCAGATGCTGACGCTTGTTTGTATGCTTTCAGAATGAGTAATATCTTCTTGGGAACTGATCTTCTTGATGAAGAAAACAAATTCTGGATTCGTTGGTCTGAAGATGATGAAGACATCAAATTCACTGCCAGAATGAAGGTCGGAATTCAGTTCGCATTTGTAGACGAAATAAGCAAGTTCGAAGCGTAATCATAAATAACAGGGAGGTGTAAAAGCCTCCCTTCACTTATAAAATTTTAAATTAATAACCATGCCGTGTGCACTCACATCCGGATATACATTAGACTGTAAAGACAACAGTGGCGGTATATTAGAGGTTTACTTCATCGAAAGAGGTGCAGTAACTTCAATAGCCGAAGCCAGTGGAGTTGTTACGGGTCTTACAAAGGCATCCGGTAAAAGATTCTGGAAGTATGAACTTCCTAAAGAAACAGGATCATTGACAGAGAATATGACAGGTAACATTCAGAATGGCACCGTGTTTTATGCTTCTGAACTTAAGATCGTTGTAAACAAATTGAATGTTACAATAAGAAATGAGATCAAACTTTTGGCGCAAGCTACAATGATAGCAGTTGCAAAAGATAATAACGGAAAATATTGGCTGATCGGCAGAACGAGCGGTATCGATCTTACAACCGGCGTGCTCGGAACTGGTACTGCTTTCGGTGACAGATCAGGATTTGATCTGACATTCTCAGGAAGCGAGCCTGAGCCGATGCTCGAAGTAAACAGCACCGTTGCAAGTGCTCTTGAGACAGCCGGATAAAGTTTTGTTTGTTTGGTTTTGAATTGTTAGCCCTGCCCTTTTGGGCGGGGTTTCTTTTTATCGGTATTTATATTCGTATGCTTAAATTTGTAAAAGGAAGTACATCGACATTAATTTGCACCTTAACGGAAAAGCAAACCATTACGGATGCGAATTATTTGTTTGTATTTACAAGCAGGGCAACGAATGATCAGGTGAAATTCGTAAAGGTGAATGCCTTTGATATATCTACAAATAAGGAAAGATGGAACGAGTTTGCTATTGTGGTGAATGATTACTTTGCTAACTATCACGAAAGCTGGTGGAAGTACGAGATATATGAGCAAACGAGTAGCACGAATTTAAACCCTGCAGGCTTAGGCTTACTTGAAACCGGGTTAATGTTTTTAGACGATAATACAAATATGAGCTTCACGCAATATTCACAGGACGTAAAATTCACAATGTACGATGCATCCTAATATAAGTTTTATAAAATTTGCAGATGTAAAGCTGCCTGCAATGGTTGAGCTACCCGGCAAAGGGTATGTGCAATTTGGTGAGGATAATCTTTACCCTAACTTCTTACTTGAGAAGATCAACAAAAGCAGCAAGCATAATGGGATTGTGTTAGGGAAGGTGAATTACATTATCGGAAATGGTATATCCTATAAAAGCGGTCGAAAGAATATCACACCTAATAAGAACGAAACATTAAATGATTTTCTCAAAAAAGTATCGACAGACATTGAGATTTTTGGTGGTGTATATATTGAGCTTCATTATAACGCACTTGGTCAGGTCGGGGCAATGTATCATGTGCCTTATCAAAAGGTAAGGGCAAACAAAGATCAAACGCAATACTATGTAAAGGATTGGACGCAATCAGTAAGAGTGCATCCTGAGATCGTGGCGGCATATAACCCTGCGGTGAAGCAAGGCAAGCAGATTCTTTGCTATAAGGAATACAGACCGGGTTTGGATATTTACTCATATCCTAATTACATAGGGGCTCTGAACTGGATCGAGATTGACATTGAGTTAAGCAAATACCATTTGAGCACAATAAAGAATGGTATGTTCAGCAGCAAGTTGATAAACTTCAATGAGGGTAAACCTTCACCTGAGGAGCAGCAAGTTGTTGAGACTAAATTCAAAAAGAAATTTACGGGGAGCGAAAATGCGGGAGGTATTGTTTTATCATTTAGTGACGATCCTGCGAAAGCTCCTACGGTGCTGGACTTATCAAATACGGATTTAGATAAGCATTTTGATATACTCAATAAGACCGTAGAGCAGCAGATATTCGTTGGGCATCAAGTAACCTCTCCTATTTTATTTGGAATTAAGACCGAAGGTCAATTGGGTGGACGCACTGAGATCCGCGACAGCTTCGAAATCTTTAAGACCACTTATGTCAATGATAAACAAAGATCACTCGAAACATTATTTACTGAGATCAGCAAATTATGGGGCATTGAGGACGAAATGGTGATTGCTCCGATTGAGCCTATTGGATTTGAGTTTAGTGAGGCAACGATTAAAGAGGTTGCTCCGAAAGCGTGGATACTTGAGAAGATAGGTATTGATTTAACGAAATATCCAGAAGCACAAGCGGCTGTGCAACCTGCATCCGCTCCTGCACAATCTGAAATGCAGGTCAATGAGAATTTGAAAAACCTAACAGGGCGGCAATGGCAGGGGGTAAATCGTATCATTCGCAATTTCGAGAAAGGCAAAATAAATAAGGATCAGGCTAAGTTATTGCTTAAATCTTCACTTGGTTTATCGGATGATGAAATTAGCATAATGCTTTCTCTGGACAACGAAATGGAGTTTTCGGCTCAAGATCAGGATGAGCTGCTGCTTCACGAATTTGCCGCGCACGGTGAAAGCAAAGATCAGTTTAATGTGATCGCATCCCGCGCGCGGTTTAATTTTCAGGAAGAGCTTACGCAAGCGGAGGTGAATGTTTTGGACTTAATTAAAAAGGATAAAAGAATAACGCCTCAAGTCATTGGGAGGGCTTTAAAGATGCCTGTTGATGAGGTGGTGAGTATTATTGAGGGGCTTACAGAAAGCGGCATAATACTGGCTACAATTAGTAAGGTAGGGGTTGATGAAATCATAGAGCGTACTTTGCCAAAACCTTTGAGCGAAATTACAGATAGAACGCCGCGCACCTTAGAGCAAAGGATTATGTATAGTTATGAAGGTCCGCGCGACAACCGGAACAGGGATTTTTGCCGCAGGCTTTTGGATATGGATAAATTCTATTCGCGCTCCGATATTGAAACAATGAGCCAAAGGTTAGGTTATAGCGTTTGGGATCGCAGGGGCGGATGGTGGACTAAGCCAAACGGTGTGGCATCGCCTTCGTGCCGGCATAGATGGGTACAAAATTTCGTAGTTCGTAAAAAATAAAGAATGAAAGATATTTTATTTATAAGCCCTGAGAATATTTATGAGCGGACGCAAATCCACTCAAACATAGATAGCAAAATGATCGTTCCTGAAATAAAGGTTTGTCAAGATATGTACATATTGCCTTTATTAGGATCTGGACTTTATGAGCGTTTGCAGGATGGGATCGACAATAACAACCTGACAGCAGATGAAGTTACTTTGCTAAAAAGCTATGTTAGGGATTGCCTTATTTATTACGTTGTAGCGGAGCTTACAGATACTTTAACGCATCAGTATTGGAATAAGGGCGTTCTTAAAAAGACGAATGAGGGGAGCGAAAATGTATCAATGAGTGAGCTTATTGATCTGAAAAACAAATTCAAAAGCCGCGCTGAATTTTACGGACAACGCCTCGCAAAGTATTTAATTGAGGAGAGCAATAACGCGAAGTTCCCCTTGTATATCAATCCGGGGGATCGTGCGGATACGATAGTGCCTAAGAGAGATGCCTATTTTCCG